CTGGTACTATGATAGATATGAATGTAGTGCGTGCTGATTTGCGTGCACGATTTGTACAGGATACGAATGCATGAGCACTGTAGAATCACAACTAGCAGAAATTAATACACACCTTACCTACATTGCCAAACGACTCGATGAAGGTAATGCAAAGTTTCAATCACTCGAAACACGCATAACCCAATTAGAACAAGAACAGACCAAATGGAAGGGCGTTATGATGGCGATCAGTGCACTGTATGCAGTGCTGGTATTTGCATTGAATTACATGAAGTAGGAGTAAATCACATGAAACCATGGTATGAATCAAAAACGATTTGGGTAAATGCACTGCTGCTGATTGGTAGTATTGCAATGGCATTACTTGACGAACCCACAATGCATGAATATGCACCAATAATTATTATTATTAATACTACTATTAATGTAATATTACGCATTATGACAACTAAAGAAGTGAGTATGTAAAGGTAGGTATGATTTATGGCATCTGACACGATAAAAAAAGATGGCGTAAATCGAGATGCAGCATGGCGTGATTTGTACTGCAAACATTTGTCAATTGAAGGCAACATAGCAGCAGCAGCAAAAAAGGCTGGTATATCACGACAAACGGTATACCACCACATGAATGCAGATCATGATTTTAATACGCAGTGTGATAATGCAGTGGCGTTATTTAATGCCAGCATTGAACGTGAAATAAAACGACGTGCATTTGCTGGTAGTGATATGTTGCTAATGGCCATGGCGAATCGACACATGCCAGCTGAATACAGGCAGCGTCAAGAGATACAGCAAACCATCACACATGATTATGTAGTAGAGATTGGCACGCCACGTGTACCAGCAATCACCAACAACGCAGATACAATACAGGACGTTACGCCACAGCGAGTGCACGAAACCACAGGAGATGTTTTGGAATAGCACAGCACGGTTCAGGGCCTTCATTGGGGGCCGTGGCAGTGGCAAGACACGAGCTGGTGTAATCGAAGTATTGCGAATGCCACCAAATAGTACTGGCATGATTGTGGCACCAACATACCCAATGCTACGTGATGGCCCGCGCAAGATGCTATTAGATATTGCACGGCCTGCTGGCATACTTAAAACGCACAACATCAGCACAGGCACTATTGTGCTGCATGGCAACAGAACCATACTGCTGCGGAGTGCAGACAATCCTGATAGATTGCGTGGTGCCAATCTTGGTTGGATATGGTTTGATGAAGCGGCAATGATGCACATCGATGCGTGGCAGATTGCTATTGCGACACTACGAGAAATGCCAGGCAAGGCGTGGATTACTACCACGCCACGCGGCCGTAATTGGATATACGATTTATGGCATGGCAGCAGTAATCCTGATTATGCAGTGATTCACAGCAAAACCACAGACAATGTATTTTTGCCTGATTCATTTATCCACACGTTACGCACAAGTTATACGAGTGAACAGTTTGAACAGGAAGCAAACGGCCAGTTTGTTGATTTGTCTGGCGCGTTGTTCAAACGCCAGTGGTTTACATTAGTAGACGCACCACCACCAAACCTGCAGTGGTATCGTTATTGGGATTTAGCCACCAGTGTACGAGATAGTGCAGACTATACTGCCAGTGTGCGTGTGGCTATGGCAGATGATGGCATCATGTACATTGCAGATGGCATACGAATTAAGGCTGAATGGCCAGATGTACGCAAGATTATGATCGATGTAATGCGATCAGAAGCAGACGATACCACGCAAGGTGTCGAGGAAGCATTGCACGGTTTGGCAGGATTGCAGGAATTGCGACGCATGCAGGAATTAGCACACGTTACGTTGGTTGGCTATCACGTCAGTAAAGATAAGATGCACCGCGCCATGCCATGGGCCGCGCGAGCTGAACAGAATATGATTCGTGTTGTGCGTGGCGAATGGTGCCAGCAATTCATTGATGAATCAGTGGCATTCCCGTATGGCAGCCATGATGATATGGTCGATGCAGTGTCTGGTGCCAATGCCATGTTAGGTGATGGTAGCGTGATGTATGATTTTATGTAATTGGTAGTAAAGGCAATGCACAATGACTTATAAAGCGATCGAAGCCATACCAGGCTGGTACAACGTTGCCAAGAAGGCTGGCGAATTATACGGCACCATTGATGCATACGAAAAAGTGCCAATGCTATACCGTGCCATTAATTTGCGTGCAGATGCACTTGGCACCGTGCCATTTGTACTGGAACGCAATGATGTGAACGTAGATTATCCATTTGCCACGCCAATGGATTCACTGATTCAACAAACAGAACGTGCACTACTCTTAACTGGCACTGCATTTTGGTTACGCTTATATCGCGGCCGTGTATTGTACGGGTTTCAATTCTTGAATCCTAAATCAGTACAGGTTGAATACAAACCTGAATTGCAAACATCTGACAATGTAATGACGGGGATTCGATTTAGCCAAAACATCAATGGCAAGATATACGGACCCTGGACCATTGATGAAATTGTGTACTGGCGTGAACCATCTATTAGAGATGATGTATACGGCGGCATTGCACCAGCAGCCGTGGCACTGCAATCTGCACAGCTTGCGTACTACCTGGAACGGTTTACGAGTGCATTTTTTGAACATGGTGCACAGCCTGCAGTAATCATGAGCTTGGATAAATCGATTACGCCACCAGAATATGAACGGCTTAAATCTGATTGGCGATCACGTGTAGAGAATGTTTCGAATGCATTCAAAACCTTCTTTTTTCGTGGCGATGTTAAAACTCAAATTCTTACCTTCCCGTTAAAAGATATGGAACTTGTACCACTGCAAGAACGGGTTACCACCAACATTACTACCACGTTTGGCGTACCACGAACCATGCTAGAAGCAAGTGCAGCGAACTATGCCACGGCTGATAGTGATCGCCAATCATTTTGGCGTGAAACTATTGTGCCACGTCTATCATTCTACCAACGTGTGCTGAATCAGCAGGTATTTGCACCACTGAAATACACCATGCACTTCACACCAGAAACATTAGACGTGTTTCAGACTGATGAAGCACAGCGAGCAGGCAGCCTACTGCAATTGGTACAGGCTGGCGTGCCACTGGCCAGTGCAATGAAAATACTCGGATATGACAACATCGATGAAGCAGTAGGTATGCCACCAACAATCACTGGCCCTGATGTTACAGGAGTGAATATTGATACAGGTACAGAAGTTGTTGATGCATCACTGAATGAAATCAAAACAGTGCAGGCCAGCAGGCTGGCAGACTTGGAAGCATACGAACGCAAGGCCGTGAAACGTTACAAACAAAAAGGCAATGCTGCTGCCACGTTTGAATCAGATACACTGCCACGCTACATGACTGATTTTATCTATGCAGAATTAAAAGGCGTAAAAAAAAAGAGTGATATAGGCCACGTATTTCACTTTATAAAGGCACTCACATTGGCTGATCTCACACCAGCTGAACGCAAGGTATACAACGCCATTGCAAGTAAGCTGGCCACGCGGAGTGATAAGAATGCAGAAGCAATTGCCAATGGTGACTATACAGCCATTGACACGAATTTACGTGGCGTGCTTACAGACAATGTGGCACAGCTGGTATTAGATGCAGGTGCAGAACGCATTCGCACCATACCTGGCATGGCTGATGTAGTAGGAGATGAAATTATCAAACAAGGCATTGCCAATCAGGCGAATACCTATATTGATAGTTACTGGCAGCCATTCCTGCAGGACTTATCAGCCACTGAACGTGATTACATCAGCAGTGTAATTACCAACGCACAAACCACGGTTGGTATTACTGTTGATGATATTCGCAATCAATTAGCCATGTTTGGTGATTTGCGTGCACAACGCATTGCATTCACTGAACCTACCAGAGCAGCAGCACAGCAAACGTTTGCCATTCAGAATCAGGCACTGAATGCTGGCATCAACACTACTATGATCTGGATTGCAGAAAATGATAGCACTACTTGTGATGTATGCCTGCCATTAGATAGACTCCTGCAGAATCAGTGGCCACCAGAATTCACAGATGGACCACCAGCACACGTGAATTGCAGGTGTGCTATTGGGTTGGTGTTGGTGGAATCGCCAATTGTAGATGCAGGTGCATAAATGTTCACCATCGATGTACAGAACGCCACACTAAATCTAATCGAGAAGTGCAGGCAATTACAGCAAGATGTATTGCCAGTGGTGGCTGGCCTTGCAGTAACTGAATTAATCCTGAACGATCCACCACCGCCAGCACGTGGCAGTGCACCTGGATTTGTAAGCGATAAGCAGCGCAAGTTTGTGATGGCAGGGTATCGAAAAGGCACTATACAGATACCGTATGTACGCGGCCGTGGTGCAGGCAAATCACAAAAGCTGAATAGAAGCTATTTAGTACTACGTGGCACCATTGCAGAAGCACAAGTAGTAAGCACTGCCAGCTATGCACAGTATGTAATTGGCAATAAGCAGGCACCAATACATCAGGGCCGTTGGCTAACCACTGACGAAATAGCCAAGCGTATGCAAGATAGTGGCAAGATTAAATCAGTGGTAGATCAGGCCGTAAAAGATGCATTTTCGTAATGCTACACTAGCAAAGGAGTGCACATGGCAGATACGTATAAACCACCAGCAGACGTGGCACGCAATGCACAGATGGCCCTTGATGTACGCGAATCAAAACCTGCAAGTGCACGTGGCATGACGTTAGTAGGCCTTGCACGTGCAAGGCAATTGGCGAATAGGGAACCGGTATCACTCGACACAGTACAGCGCATGGCATCGTATTTTGCACGCCACGAAGTAGACAAACAAGGCAGCACGTGGGCCGATCGGGGCCGTGGCTGGCAGGCATGGCATGGTTGGGGTGGCGATGCAGGCAGGGATTGGGTGCAATCGATTTTGAAGGAGATAAACAAGATGGAAGTAAAAGCAGGTAGCAGACACTCTGAAGCGGATATGAATATTATTCGCACTGCACGTAAAACTGCACAAGATTTGGTAAATCACATGGTGGCATTAGGTGATGATGGTATGCCTAATCCATCACCAATGATGGGTATGGTACCAGCAGTGCCAATGAAGGCAGTAAAAGCCACGCAAGATGATTTGGCCATGGAAGTATGCAAAGTATTAGCCAATACGGTATTTTTGCAGTATAAAACACACGCTGCACACTGGAATGTGGAAGGTGAAGATTTTCCACAATACCATGCATTTTTTGAACAAATCTATGAAGCACTTGATGATGCAATTGATGGCATTGCCGAAACATTGCGTGCACTCGATTACAAGGCACCAGCAACGTTGTTTCAATTAGCAATGCATCAACCAATTGATACCACCACTGCTGATTCACTAGATGCACTGATTGCCAGCATTAGCATGGATAACCTATACATCATTGACTGCATCAATGGTGGAATCATGATGGCTGGTGAAGTGATGCAATATGGCGTGCAAAACTTCTTGCAGGACCGTTTAATGTACCATCAAAAATTACGCTGGCAATTGCGTGCTGTAATGATGGCAGAACCAATTGATGCACAAGAGCTGGCAGAACCAATGGCAATGAATGTTTCGGAGTATGCACAGCCAATCGAAAACGATATGATGGCAGTGCGTGCTGCTGCTGATCGTAACACCACGCCAAAAGAACGCGAAGCAATGCCAGCAGGTGATTTTGTTCTGCCAGATACGCGAAACTTCCCAATCATCACACCAGATGATGTGCCAGCAGCAGTGTCAACATGGGGCCGTTATAAAGGTGATGTAACATTTGAGGAATTTAAGGCAAAACTAATTGCACTGGTCAAACGCAAAGGACCAGATTTTGTTGCAGCACTGCCACAGGCATGGCGTGATGAAATGGCCAAATCAGTGCGAGATTTTGCACGCCAGCTGATTGGAATGAATCAATGAAGTATGCAGTGAAACAAATATCAGATTACGTGGTGCGTGGCCGTGGCGTGGTGTTTGGTGGCAAAGATTTGACGGGCGATCGATTCACTGCACAAACAGATTTTGGCGATACACGATCATTTGTTGGCATGCCAGTATATTATGACCACGGCCTAAGTGATTTGCAGTCACAAATTGGCACGGTAAAGATGTGGCAGCCTGATAGCGAAGGCATCGATGTTGATATTGAAATCGACAAACGGCACAAA